ACTGAGCCGGTCAAAGTCGTCGATGACCGACTTGAGTCCTGTCAGGGAACCGACGGCCGCAGCGAGCTGGCCGAAGCCGCCCACCACATCGGCACTCATCGCCTTGCCCAGAGTACTGCGGGCACGAGTGGCAAAGCCTGACAGAATGCCCTGAGCTTTTGCAGCCCCGGCCTGCAGATCGGTGTTATCCCAGCCAAGTTCGACTTTTGGTGCTGCCATTGCAGACGGCGCTCGATGTCAAAGAAACCTGTCCCGAACGCCATTCCACCAACGGCCCGTTTCCGACAACCTGCGGTCAGGCCACAGCATCGACTCTCCTTCCATCAGCCGGAGCGCATGGACATAAGCACGTCCTCGGGAGAGCGGCAGTTGCCAGCGAATGAAATCTTCGGTCCAGCCCGTGCCGCGCGCAATCACTGCCACGTATTGCGCCTCCGACACGGGCAGGGCTAGTTTCCCAAGTCGCCTCGCTCGGAAGGTTCAGGCACGGCCTTGTTGATGCCGGCCTCATTGAAAATCTGGAGGGCGAGATTCACGGCTGCCACATGCTTCGCTCGCGGCACATTCACGTCACCCCAAGCCTCGATAGTTTCCAGGAACAGAGGCAGATCGGCACGCACCATCCGCCAGTCGGCAGGCTCGTGACTGCACAACCAAAGGATCTTGATCGCGTCCGCCAGGAAGGTGGTGAGCTGCTCCAAGGTTTTGGATAGTGGCAGTGCCCCATCGGCAGCACGCAGCTTGTAGAACAGCGCCTCTCTGCCTGAACTATAGCCATGCAGCATCATGGGTTGGAAGTCGTGCTTCTGCTCGTTCCAGACTGGCCATGTGTGCTCAGCATCAAAGGCGTTTTCTCGCTCCGTTTGAGCCGCGTTGAGAACTGCTTCAGGAACCGCATCACGATGAACCTTGCGTGCGGTTTTCTTGGTCGGCTCGGGATCGAGCCGGAGTTTGGGTGGTGATGTTTTCATGCGATTCGGAAATGGCGTTGCACCCGGTCGAGCATGTCATCGCTCGCCTTCTCAGAAACAAAAGCGGACCTCAGCGAGCGAGGCTTGCGCAGCAGCACTCGACGGCCGGTGGCGTGGAGATGCCGGTGGATTTGATCATGCACACATCGGGCGTTGTAAGCGCTGACAAGCGGGTGCTGTGGTTCACTCTGTTCGAGGAGACCCTCACGAAGTTGCTGGATGAGTGCTTGAGCATCATGCCGCATCCATTCACCGCTCGGAGCCTTCACCGAATGCCCGAAGCGTGGCAGTCGGAACAACCCGTTCTCATGCTCAATCATGGGGATACCAAGCACCCCTAGCGCTGCAACAAGCCCAGCATCGGTGGTTTCGATCAGTTCATCCGCATCGCGCAGGCTCGGCAGTTCATTGCCTTCGGTGTAGATCGTGGCGTGATCATCACCTACCAACGTGAGCCGGATGCGATCTTCGTGGCGCAACGAAGATGCGATCATGTTGGCGTTGTGGCAGGCGCGCAGACCGCACAGAAAGGGATGCAGCGGATCTGCCTGCTCCAGGCTGCCTGAATGCCAGTCATTGTTCAGGCCATCCGTGGTAATGGCATTCCAAAGCGACTGAAGGCCCACATAAAAGGTGGTCACTTCTTCGCCGCTGCGCTCATCGAGCACCACGTCTGTGCGGATCGGAAACCCCAGGGCTCCCAGGCAGGACGCCAGGCTCAGGCTGTGAGTGGGCCACCAGCCTTCGATCATGGCGCGATGCCTGGGAACATTTCAGCGGTGAAGCTGACCTGGGGTTCATCCGTGTCGCTCAGTTCGCGTGTCGGGTCCTTGTAGATGATCTTGCCTTCGGTGGGTGAGAACCCGTGGACGGAGCTTTGGAAATTGGCGAGCGCCGTGATGGCGGTGCCGGGGTGCTGATCGGCAAAGCCTGTGGCACTGTTGCCGACAATGATGCCGGAGAACTCAAAGGTGATACGCGGGTTTTCGGCGCGGACGTAGGACACCATGCGCTGGCTGTTCTTGCGCTCCACGTACTCGCGTGTCGGCTTGATGGAGAGCTTGGTGACCAGCACACCGGTCTCGTCAGTGAGATCGTAGGCAGGACGTGTTCCGTGTTCGATGATGGCTTGCACTGGCATGGCTGTGCTCAGGCGACGGGTGTCAATTCAGCGGACTGGGCGCTGATCGAGAACCGCGTGGTGTGGCTGCGAGTTCGATCCTCGCGATTCAACTCACTCTCGCTGCGGGTGATCCTCAGGCGGCGGATGTCCCATCCCGTGCGATCAACTTCAGGCAGCGTGGCAAGCCATGCGAACAGCGCTCCACGATTGGTCAGTGCAGATCGCAGCGAAGCCACCCAGATCGCCTCCATCAGCACCGGGGTTTCATCGGCATGAGTGTGGAGGACCAGGATGCCATTCGCTTCGATCAACCTGGTGTGTGGAAACTCCAACATGTCGATGTGGCAGACAACGCAGGGTCTTTGCCTCGCTGCCATTTCCAGGCCTATGCCGATGTTCAGAGTGGTCGGCAGTCCGTTCTGCTGCCTGACATGCGTGAGGTAGTCGGCGAGCAGTTTAGCGAGTCTGTATTCGAGCGAGGGTTGATCATTCACTCCCTACTTGCCTTGTCGAAAAGCACGGGCAGCCATGGCCTTGAGTTTTTCGGCCATGGCATTCTGAAGCCTTGTTCGAGCACGGCGTTCCGCCTGGCGAAGCTGGGCATCGTTGCAGGCTTCAGGAGCATAGCTCACCTGGTTCTGAAGCTCGATGTTGGCTCCTTTATCACCACGCTTCACCACTGCCGTGCCCTGCGATGTTTTGTGAGCTCCGGTGTTCGCCCATCGGGGAATACCGCGCACGGTGCCACCGAGTGATTTGGCCGCAGCGATCCAGCCCGCTTTCACCGCACCAATCTGCCGCTGCACTTTGGCGATGTAGCGATCCAGAGCTTCTCCTTTGGAAATCACTGCCAACGTTTTGGCACTGTCAGGCACACGACCATAGCGGGCGGTGCGTGCGTTCTTGTGGAGTTCAGGGCGGATGGCTCCGATGGGGATGCCGGCCTTGGCGCACAGTTTGCGCAAGATGCGCCGAGCCTTCTCCGGTTCGCCGTTCTTGTCCGCACGCCAGTATTCACGAGCGAGTGCAGGATCAGCGGCTTCGAGTTGTTTGAAGGCTGTGCCGAGGTTGTCAGCACGTTTAAAGATACGGTTGATGTCCGCCTTGATGCGAGCCGCCAGTTTCTTGAAGGGTTTGTCTGTCAGACCAAACGGCAGCGTGATCCGCGCACTCTCCACAGCCAGCGTGCGGACTTCCTGGATGAGCAGCTTGTCCATCGGGCGCTGCACTTCTTTGGGGAAGAGAGCGATCTGCTTCTTGATCGGGTCGAGACCCGTGACTTTGCCAGTGACGCGCATGTCAGGGATCAACGGGACCGAGTTCCAAAGTGACGATGGCGTGAGGCGGACGATTCATCACAGCTTTGATGCGGTAGTCCTTGTTCTCCCAGCGCACGATCTGACCGCTGTGCGGAATGTCCGGGATGGCAGTGCGCAGCACCTTGGCGTTGAAACGAACTTCATCGACTTCACCACCGAGCACGAGCTCACCCGAAAGCATGGGTTCTGAGATCAGCGCCAGTGTGGGCTGCCCTTGGTAGAAAATGACTTTGCCGAAGTCCTGGAGGATTTCAGAAAAGTCGGCGGCGATTTCATCGTGGATGGACATGCCATGCGTGTCTCGTCAAAACGAAACAACCCTCCCCGCACAAGGCGAAGAGGGCTGCACCCGAACCCGAGGCCCACGCCCCGAGAATCCTTTAAAACACCAGTGCCATGGTGAGCGACTTGGCGGTGTTGTTGCCCCCGGCAGCTTCCACGGCGACCTTGGCCCGAATGTATTGCCGCACATCGGATGGCAGGCGCACCTTGCGAATGAAAGCGGCAGCACCGGCTCCGCCCGCGCCCGTGACTTCCATGGAGGCCAGGGCAGCGATAGTGGCGAAGGTGATGCCATCCTCCGAGTCCTCCAGTGTGACCGTGGCCTTCTTCGTGTCCGCCAGTGAAGGCAGGGCTGGAAGCGAGAGTTCCACCTCGAAGTGGCACTCGTGGGGAGGTTTCTGGATCAGGTTGAACGGATCAGTGGTTGTTGTGGCAGCAGCGGCAGGCAGGGCCACTGTGTGGATGAGTTCAGCGTCTTTGAGAGCGTGCATAAGGATGATGAATGATGAGGGTTGCTTTGATCACGTCTCGTCGTTGGCGATGGAGGCCGTGCGGATGATCGGGATGCCTTCCCATTCGGTGGGCAGTGGCGCGGGCGTGCCATTGGCGGTGGTGGCCGTGCGGCTGTTGCGCAACTGTTCGCGGGAGCGCCCGTTCATGAGGATGTGCGTCGGCTCGAAACCGAAGTCGGTGAACTTCTCGTAGGCTGAGTAGAGCAGCGAGTCGTTGAGGCTCTTCTTGCCGTTGCCGGACTCTTCCACGTTCTTGATGCGCACCGCACAGTTGCGGTTGGCCAAGCGCATCCCGATGCGGCCTGTCATCCAGTTGGTGTAGGCCTTGTAGGGGTTGCCTTCGGCATCATAGACCGTTTCCAGATCCCAGGTGTCTTGGAGGCGGATGGACTGTGCGTTGCCGAACAGGAACTCGACACACTCACGGCCCAGGCGCAGGAACCAGACCGAGGATTTGGAAGCCGCACCACCGGCATCCACCAGATGCGCGGCATCGGCTTTGATCTGCGCAAGCAGACCGGGGAAGCCTTTGCTGTCATTGCCCGTGCCATAATAAAACTGCGAGCCGATGTATTGCATGGCCGCTTCGATCACACCCGAGGCATGGTTTTCGAGCAGGCGGCCTGGATCACGGGCACCATCCACGATCTGCGCATCCACAGCGATCTGATGATCGAGGATGTGCGTTTGGAAGGTGCGCGTTTCGTAGCTGGACTTGCTGCGCGGCACGCCCTCGTTGGCGTTGCGGAAACGCACGGAAGGCAGGCCGGTGCGGACGGTCAGTTCCATCGTGGTGCCGGTCATGGTATCGGCGGGCACGACGGTGAGTTCAGGAGCCATTTTCACGGCTTCCTCAATGAGCGGGTAGCCGATACCGGCGTCCAGCTTGGCGATGTCGAGAAGGGTGGGGACAGACATGGAGGTCTAGGAGTTGAGTGTGATGGTGGTTGGGATGGATCAGGCTTTGGCGAACTGGCGGTTCCAGACCTCGGCGGCAGTGGTGGGCGCTTTGTCCCCGGCAGGTGTGATCTTGGCTGGCACCTGCGTGCCCATTTCAGCGGCGATCTGCGCGGCTTTGGCAGCGGCACGCTTGTCGAGATCCTGCTCGCGGGCGTTGAGGTCACGCACCTGCGTTTCGAGTTCCCCCGCACGCTTGCTGTGACGCTCCACATCACCCTGGACAGCGATGAGTTGACCTTTGAGTGTGTCACGTTCGGTGCAGACCTGCTGCAAGGCCGTCTGATGGGCATGCTCCTTCGTTGCCAGGCTGGCTTTGAAGGTTTCGACTTGGGCGGAGGCGTCGGTCATCAAGCTCTCGCGAGCTTTGGCATCGGCTTCCAAGGTTTGAATGCGAGCAAGCGCATCGGTAAGTTGTTCTTCGGCGGTTTTCATCGAGGTGGATGTCCGGGAAGGCGTGTCAACTCGGGCGGCTGTGATGGAGCGCAGACGGGAGATCACCTCGTCGCGACTCTTGACCGTGCCGGCCAGGTTGAAGCGCTGAGCCTTGCGAGCGCTAAAGCTCTGCCCTTCCATCGCCTCGTCAGGGATCTTGCGACCACGCGCGAGCACGGCGGTTTTGAAGTCGGTGGCGACTTCTTCAAGGTCGGACTGGATCAACGCACGCTGCTCTTCACTCAGCGACACGCCGGGCGTGCCCATGCCCTTGAACTTGCCTGCGGCAAACACCTCCACCTTCAAGCCCTGGCTGCGGAACTTTTCAGCGCTGTCGATGAACGGCAGCATCACGCCAATGGAGCCTACGCGAGCGCTGGGTGTGGCATAGACAGCATCGCACTGGGACGCGATCCAGTAGGCCGCGCTGCACATCTGGCCTGCACTGAAGGCGTGGATGGATTTGAGCTTGGCAGCATCCGCTACAGCCTGGGCCAGCTCGGGCGTGCCATTGACCGTTCCGCCCGGTGAGTCGATGTCCAGCAGGATGAATTTCACTCCATCCAGTGCGACCGCTTCTTGAATCGCCTCTGCCACCTGGTTCATGTCAGCCGCACCAAAGAGCAGCGAGGAAATCAGATCCGGGTCGCGCATGAGCGGGCCGTGGATGCGGATGATGCCAACACCATCCTCCACGGACAGCAGTGGGTTCGATGAAGGCTCAGGCAGCGTCAGACGTGCATCGAAGAACGCGACGGCTTGAGCCGCCATGCTGTGCATGGCCTCGGAGGTGATGAGCCAGGGCTGGCGGGAGAGGAGCGAATCGAGCGCGGTCACGCCCCGCTTGGAGTGTCAAAACTATCTCACATCCCCGGTTGAATTGTTTGTGCCGATGGTTCCAGATATTTTATGAGCAACGACGATTTCCGCCGAATCTTCTTCGAGCGTTATGCAGAGCAGGATGAAACCCTCGATGAAGGGTGGTTTGAGGCATTCTTTGAAGAGGCCTTCCGCAGCGGTCACCCTGCTGAGATGGACATCGAGTGGGACAATGAAACTGACAGCGGGAATTTCGCCTCTGGAGATGAAAGTGAGCGGATCTTTTCGTTTTCTGACGAGGAATTAGTCACCTACTGGACTCAATCCAGTTTCAATGGTGTCCAAGGTCCTTTTGAAAAATACGACGAGGCCGTGGAGGCGCTTGGTTATGATTCAGCTTCGTTTCCGCCGCCACCGCCTGAGCCTGAAGAAGACGGCGAGGGTGCCGATTGAATTGTTTGATTGCCACTCGGCTTCCACAGCATATCCAGAGGCACCCCGTATTTGGTGGCGGTTTCGAGGATCATTTTCGCGTCACGCGCACGCCGTTCCAGTTCCTCACCGAAGTCCGCGCCCAGTTCCTCGTAGTGATCGCTGATGGTCTTGAGCCCCATCTCGACATCGGAACGGTTTTGCTGCGCTTCACGGCCCGCATCGACGCTGAGCTTGCGCGGACACACGCAGCTAATTTTCCACCATCCCTGGACGGCGGGCAGTTCGCCACGAGCAATCGCATCGCCGATCACATAGAACCACACCGGTTTGATCAACCGCTGAATGAGGATCATCTGACGGTAGGAGAACCGGCGATCAGCTTTGGCCACCACCAATCGAACACCCGCTCCGCCAACCTTGGATGAGTCTGCTGCGAATTCATAAGGCAGCACGCCAAGCGCGGAGTCACGGCGCAGATGCTCCAGGAACCCGGTGAACGTCGGGCTGGGCCTTTTCGGCTCGAAGGAATCGAGTGATTCATTGGGCTTGAGCGCGACCAACTTCCCGCCAGTGATCTGCTGAAGGGTGGTAGGGCTGCTGGCTTCACTTGCGGCGGCCTGATCACCTTCGATGGCAAAATCTGAATCATCCTTCAGATCACCTGTCTCCGTCTTCAGCACACGGGTCACGTCGCAGTTGTCCTTCACGGCGTGCTTTTCCAAAGCGATCAACTCCATCTCGTCGATGATGTGATTGATGGAATGCTGGATCGTCGGGGCGTTGCGAACACTCGTGGCATTCTCCGGCTCAAAAACATGCAGCACGCTTTGAGCAGGCAGTTCGCGCGCGCCTTTGTCTTCGATCACGCGATATGAAACCGGCGCTCCCCAGGCATCCAGGGTGATGCCGTGGTAGCTTTTGGCGGCCGTATTTCCATCACCTATGCGGTGGGACTCGATCAACTGAAGCGCGGCAAGCCCAAGTCGGCTGCGGGTGAGATGAATGAAGTATTCACCATCCACATCCATGCCGCGACACACCAGCGACTGCACTTCCTCGAAGCTGAACCTGCCAGTGATTTCACACCTTGCCGACCATGCTCGGAAATAGGCCTCGGCTTTGCGGTTCCATTCCGGGTCATCCGACTGTGCTTGCGGGCGAATGCCATCTCCTGTGGAATAGATCGCCATGTTGCTGACCATCTCACGAACGAAGCCGGAGTTCTTGGCGAGGTAACGCGAGCGCTTCACCAGCTCACGATGCACGTGTGGCGTGAGATCCTGCTTAGCATCACGCGGTGAGGCACCAGGCACCTGACCTCGGCGCGGCGAAGGGTTGGCGGATTCGTAGATCGAGCTGATGGCCTTGGGCTTGAACCAGTCGTTCACCCATTGGAGAAGTGGATTCATGGGGCGATACGGCGGATGTGGGAAGTGGTGATCCGGCGGCGACGTTCATAGGTGTTTGGAGCCAGAACGCGCAGTGCATGGACGCATTCATCGAGCGTCTCCCTCACGGTCATCGGGAACTGCTTGGAAGCATTGGAGCCGCTGTCGCCCCAGCTCATGAGGGTCTTGCCCTCCAAAAGCATCTGCTTGGCTTTCGCCTGGATGTTGAGAACTTCTGCGACCGTGAAGCCGACGGTGAAC